ACTAGAAGTCTGCGGCGAAGTCAGGTCAGTCGTTTGCTTGCGGTAGCGCCCGAACGCCTGATAGGCGCCGCTCGATGCGGGCCAGATGTACAGCCCCCACGGGTCGGTTGAAGTGTCAACCGCGTAGCAGCTTGGATAAGAGGAAAAGCCGGGCTGCTGCACCAAGGCGTCAAACTCGGCGATGGGCATGGCAGTGGGGAAGTAGTTGATGCCGCCGAGTTGCCAGAAGAAATCATTGCGGTCCATCGACAGGAAATCGTCGGGGAGAGCGTAGGGACCAGAGCCGTTCACAACGTTGGCGGAGTTCACCTGACTGGTCAGGGGGCTTACCTGAAAGGTGATCGTGAACCAGCCCTGGTCGCCGACGATATTGTAGCCTTGAGCAAGTTCTTGCAGGACCAAATTTAGAAACTGTCCAGCCTGCGCCGTCATGCCAGATGCGCCCTTGGCGATCTGTGTCGCCAGGGTGATTATCTGCTGTGCACTGAGGCCCGGCTGTAGCGCCATCTACTCCCCATAGGCTTCCCGCCGAAGTCTGATTTCGGCCTCTATGTTGAAGATGGAGACGCCATAGTTTTTAATCGCGCGCTTCAACTCGCCGCGCTGCATTCCCAACTCTGCCTCAATGTTGGTGAGTTCAGTGCGCAGTTTCTCAATGTCCTGCACATAGCCGGTGATCGTGGTCTGCGCCTTGCCTACCGTCTTATAGTCGCCAGTTCGGCCAGACGCATAGAACGCCTCTTTGTCTTTGCGCTTAAACTCCGCGCTTTCGGAAAGTAGGGCGTTCAACTCCGCCGTCTTTGCCTTGCGCTCCTCAGCCTTCGGATCATTGTCGGAAAGCTCGCGAAGGCGGCGCTCCGCATTCTCCAACTCGCGCTTGTTCTCGACCAGTTTCTCTTTCAGGCCGATGACCGCCGTTACCGACATGATCTTCGACAAGCAGCGTTCCTGAAACTCGCCGGGATCGTCGCGCAGGAACATGGTCGCAAGGTGGATGCCCCGGTTGTCGCCGATCTGCACCGAGATCGATGCGTTGACGCCGGGGAATACGGGCTTGGCTTCAATGCTGCCCGTATCGTCCGATTCCGTTACCGCCTCAACGCGGTGCAAGCGTTCGACTTCCGCCATTAGTGATGCCTTCCGCCAAGCAGGCTGGCCCGCGTGTTGACCACGTTGTTGACCACGTCCGGGTTACGGTTCTGCTTGCTGTAGAAGGCGTAAGTATCCTCACCAAGCCTGACAGACTCGTGACGCCAGCCCTCAAATTCGATCCTCTTCATCTCGCGGGCAACGGCGCGGGGAACCGTGAAGGTGCCCCGGTCGTGGTAAATTGTGCCGTTGATCCGTATAGCATCCATTTGCGGCGGCAAACTGAGCGTAATATCGACAAGCTCCCGCTCAACAGGCGTCAGGCTATCCATCAGCGCCCGGTTGCGATCCGTCTCGCCATCCGCAGCGCGAAGCTCTTGTAGGTGTTGCTCCTCGATTTTAAGCAGCGCCGCCGTTTTCTTTTCCGCGAGCCGAGAGACTTCCGCCTTCTCGCGCGCCTTGCGCACGTCTCCGTAAGTCAAGCCGGGAAAGTCGGGATGGTCCTCGTTGTCCTTCGATTTGTTGATTTCGTCAGCCATAAAATCCCCTCGTCTATGAATGCGTCCAAGTGCCTGCGGTCATGGTTTCGGTGAAAGACCCAGCGCCGACTGCGGCCAAGCCGGTCGCAAAGGCGACCAAGCCGAAGCCTAGGCCGGTCGGCAAAATCGAGCCGATGACTGAGCCTGATGGTGTACTGGTTGACGTGACGTGAGTGCCAACCTGCCAACCGTAGGTGCGGATATCGGTCGCCGATGTCACGTTTGGCGAGCCGCTGGCTATCGTGACGCTGGCCGTCAGCGTCTTGGGCAGAGCGCGCGACGGGATGACGAAAACGTTGCCGAACTGATCAATCGCGATTGAATCCCCCGGCAGTAGCTTAATCATGCCGCGCCCGCCCGGCAGGGTCACAATGCCGTCTGTCGATACGCCATCGGGCAGGATTCTCGGAACCTTGTTACCCTGCGCATCAACCGGCCCGTAAGAGCCGCCCCATGTCGAGCCTTTGGGCTGACCTGGGTCTCGCATCACGCCATTCCTGATCGTGGCAAAGTCGGTCGCGGTCGTGCTGCTGGTACCCTGATACCCTGGATACCATTGAATCAGTTTAAGGGTCGTTGTCGCTAACGTGCCCCCGGTGAGCGTTGCCATTGATTAGCTCCTACCCGCCGCGCTCAACCTGTACCGTTCGCCCAACCCTGGATGGTCGCGAGCGGCGTGCCGGTGTCGAAATATGCCTGCGCAGCCGTTGCGATTGCCGCTATCGCCGTGTCGATATTGCCGCCTGTCGGCGCATTGCCGCCCGGCGCAATGATCAAGCCGCTATTCGCGCCGAAATCGTTGTTGGCCGCGAGCGATTGAGCGAGCGGCACATTTTGCTGGCCCGCCCCATCGGGAATCCAGCACGCGCGAATTGTCCACAAGAAACCGATACGTCCAGTTCCACCGGCCATGTTGGCCCTCCATTTACGTGAGCGTTACAATCAGCCGAAGGTCGCGGAATAAGCGGAAGTTGTCTCCAAGCGCGCCAAGAATTGCTGATTCTTGATGACTCCGCCCCAGTAGCCCTTCCACCCCACGACAGACTTTTGATTCAGGGGGTCGGACTTGTCAGCGTTCGAGAGCATGAAATGCTCGATGTTTGATAACGTGACAATCGCGTAAGCCCCGACCCCGAAGATGAAGGTGGGGTAAACGGTAATGCCGGTTGCGGGCGCGGCAGGCGGCACTTGCGCCGTGCCGATGTCGGTGATGATCGCTGTCGTTCCCGGCGCGAGTTGCGTCGCCATTCCGGCGAGCGGCCCCGTGGTCGGGCCAGACACGGACTTGCCGAGATTGGTTGGCGAAGTCGATAGACCTGTATAGACCGAGTAGGTATAGCCCGCCGTGCTGGGCACCGTGACCGAGATCGATCCAGTCGTGCCTGAGACAGAGAGCGCGCCCGAGACCTGGGCGATGTAACTCTCATAGCCGTTCTGCGTATCTGAGCCGGTCACGAGGACATACATGGTATTCGTGCCGAGATTGCCCGCCGTGCCCGGCGTGCCCGTCACCAGCGCGTAGCCGGTGAAGGTCGGAACCATGTTGCTGTAGACAAAGCGACACCCGCCCCACTCGCCAACTTCGTAGTTGTAGAGGCGATTAACGGCGCTGTAGGAGCGGCTAAGGATGACGGTCGAGTTTTGCGACCAATCAGCGACACAGAGCGTGTGACACACAGCGGCGTAATGGGGCGCGCGCTGCGGCGATTGATCGGCCAACTCTCCCGAGCCTTTGCCGATGCTCTTTTCGGTATCCTCCCCTTCCGGACCGCTGAAGCGGCGAGCGCCGAGGGTCAAAAGGGCGCCGACGGTGCGCAGCACGTCGCCGGGGTTAAGCACATCACCCGCCGCCAGCGAGGCGCGAGCGCCTTTCTGATTGGCGTAATTGACCTGCGCCGTGCCCATAAGCATGTTGAACGTGTTGCGTTCCTGCGTCTCGCCCTCTTGCAGCGCGATCAAGCGAATCGCCTGCTGGAAGGGGTCGTGCATGATCGTGTATTGCGCAATGTCCGACACGGTGATCGTGTCGCCCCATTGCTGCGCCACGCAGGTCACTTGCTCGATAGCCATTGTCTGCCCGGTCGGCGACACCGCTTCGGCAAGAGGCGCATATGGCAGTTTGACGCGCTGCCAGCGGGTTGCGGTCCAGCTTGGACCACTGCCCTTCGGGATATTGTGTTTGTCCGCGAACTGATAAACGCTCAGTTCTTTCAGCGCGAGGGGAAGGACTTTTTTATCGAGATAGGGTGAATAATCGCCCGAGAATTGGGAAGCGACGTTTACGCCTGCTGCGGCCATTTAGCCTCTCCTGCTAGATGCAGGAAGGGCGTGGGCCTCCCCGCTATGAATTCTTGATGGGGATGCGTGCGAGTTGCTGTTCCATCTCGGCGAGCGAGAGGTCGGCGAAGTTCCGGCGCGAGCCGCGACTAGCTGGCTGCGTACTGCGGGCGCCGCCATTTGAGGAGCGCCCGTTCTGGCGTTGTGCTGCCGCTGCGGCGTTGCGGCGCTGTTGCGGCGCCGAGCGCTTGGCGCGCTCAATCTGCCGCTTCCCGAACATCCGCTCCGCAACGGCCTCTCTGGAAATCGGCCCCGTGTAGCCATTGCCTCGAATGTTGGCGATTTCTCGCTCAACATCGTCGCGCATGGAGTCGTAAATTGGCTCACGGTCGCAGAGCCTATCGAAGCGCAGTTGATCGCGTTCGTCGGCTTGCTGTACCGCCTGGATTTGGCGGTCTTGGTTGTAGTCCTCGCGCAAATGCCGGTCGCGCGTATCGGCATAGGCTTCCGGCCCTTGCATCCGGGCATCTTCAAGCTCGCGCTTGCGCTGCTCGTCGCGTACACGCTGCTGCGCCGCATAATCGATCTGAGGGCGTTGAGTACGCGCCGACAGTCGCTTCTCGACTTCTTCGTCAACCAGCCGCCGCAGTTCCCGATCCCTGACCCTGCGGTCGCGCTGAGACGCATCCGGCCCGGTGCGCGCGGCAACGGGCGGTTCGTCAGGCTCTTGCTCAGGGGCGTCTGGATCATCGTCTGCCGCTTCGGTTGCATCATCCGGCGGCGGTTCGTCGCTTTCTGGCTCGTTGGCTAGAGGCTCATCAGGCTCAAGCTCGTCGTCAGGCTGCGGCGTATCGGCGTCGGCCATTCTGCACTCCTACAGCGATTCGCACGCTGTCAGCGGGAGCCAGTTTGCTTCGGGAAACCGGCAAGAAAACCGAGTGGGCAGGTTTTTAGGAAGCCCGCCGAAAACCGCCCATGATCCGCACATGAGCAAAGCGTGGGCAAGACATTGCCACAATCCCTAGTGGGTCGTCAAGGGGTTGCCACAATTCCAGAAAAAGGAGCCGCTGACCTGCTGGGGTAGAGGAGGGGGCGGTCAGCGGCCCAAGTGAGGAAGATTTACTGCGGGCCGGGCGGGACTCCGGCAGCGCTGCCTTTCGGCCAAGGATTCCCATTCCACGCTTCTGCCGCAGCAAGACATTAGCCCGCCCTGCGGGGCGGAACAAGCGCCCCAGCCTTTGGCATGGCGTCGCGGTCAGCGGCCCAAGTGAGGAAGAATGGCAACCTAGATGTGCGCATGGTAATATCATGACCCATGCTGGATCAAAACATTCCCACTTCTGCCGCCGAAGCTCGCAGGCTGAACGCCAAATATTATTTTACAGGTATGGCTTGCCCAAAGGGGCATGTCACCGTGCGAGTAACGAGAAACCAAGCCTGTGCGGCATGTCGGCAAGAATATAACCGCCAAGCATATCAAAAAAATCCAGAAGCCACCCGCCTCAGAAGCCGCAAGCGTTACAAAAATAACCCACAAAAATTTTTGGCAAACAATGAAAAATGGAGGAAGAAACAACGCCTTTTAGAACCATGGAACCTTCCCCTAAAGTCAGCAAAGGAAAGGGCCAAAAAAAAGGGCTTGATTTTTACACTCTCCAAAAAATGGGCGGCAGAAATTTGGACCGGAAAATGCAGCCTTAGCGGGTTAGATTTTGATCTCGTAAACACGCAAAACGGAGGGGGGCCTTTTTCCCCAAGCCTGGACAGAATTGATAATTTACTAGGCTATTCCCCTGAAAATTCCAGATTCGTTCTTTCGTGTATAAATAACTTTAAAAGCTCGCTCTCAGATGCCGAGGTTTTACGTATAGCGAAAGCTATTTTAGCCTGCCCGCCGGGGCGGTACTAACGCGCCTGCTTTAGGCAGCGAATCTGCTCTGATCGCTCCTGGGGCCTGGAACCCCTGACGGGGGTTGGCGACTTGCGCGCCAGCGCGGCCCCCTTGCGCTGTGCGTCGGGGTCTGGCCCCGGCCTGCCCCGGCTGGTTGGGCGCCATCCCCATTTGTTGCATCTGCTGCATCATCTGCGCCTTCATTTTCATTTCGATGGCGCGCTGGTGCATGGCGATATGGGCGTCCCGCGTCGGGCCGGGCGGCACCTGCATATGCGCCTGAAGGTGCTTGGCGTCATCGTCGGCGGGATGCGTGATGACCTCGAACCCTTCCGCGAGCATCTGGTTCTCCTGTTCTACAGGGATGGTTTGTTCTTCCCAGGTATTTAACCAGACTTTACGGGCCAATGTCGTGCCGCAGGTCACGCCGATCAGGAAGTCGATGGCGGGGGCGAGATCGAGGCGCCGACCGATATAGGCATCGGGCGGAATCTCTTTCACGATGTTGATGGATGAAATGATCTGCTGGATGTTGGAAGCGTTACGCTGCGCTTCGACGCCGATCCATTTGAGCATCCATCTTTTGCCCCACTGGATAGGTTTGATGCGCTCCATCCCGGCCTTCATGCCGAGATCGCCGAACTCGCGGACAAGAATTTCCTTCTCGCGGTATTGGTGATCCGACTCCGCCGCCCATTGCACGAAGGGCGTCAAGATTTCTTCCTCGAAGTTCGTAACAGCGTCGCTTGTCTGCAACAGGTCCACTTGCTGCTCAAGCGCGACCTCCGCTTGGTTTCTTTTAGCGCCGGGCTTGGAGGTCTGCTGCGCGAGCATCGCGGGGTTGACCTGCAACGCTTCAAAGATTCCGACCTTACACACGCCGACAACCTCAAGCGCCTCGCGAATCTTATTCGGCCACTCGAACATCTTGACGCCATCGGGTTGCACGGGCCACACGGCCCCGATGTCGGCGACAAGCTCCTTCCATTTTGTGACCAACTGCGGATTGACGGTCACGATAGGCGCGAGTGTGTAGTACATCATGTCCGCGCCTTCGTTGATCATGTCGTTGGCGAGACATTGCATATCCTTACACGCGGCGACGGGCGATTCGCCCTTGAAGACACCGGGCACTTTCTTGACCGGCGCCGACACCACCGGGCAGCGATCATTCCAATTCGGATTGAGTTTGATGCTCCCGGTTTTCTTCTCGCCGGTAAAGAACGCGCGGCACAAGCGGCGCTCGCCATCTACCTCGAATTTGTGCCAAACCTCCCACACTTGCGACCACGACTTGCCGCGACTGAATTGAATACCGATGGAGTTGGCGAGTTTGCGTTCCGCGTCACGCACCTTGTCGCCGCTGCCTTGGCCGAGAAGATCGATCAAGTCGTCGGCGGTGTCTTCCGAGATATCGCCGTCATCCTCCATCTTCTCGATTTGCGCTTTGGTCCAGCGCCGCATCACCGCGACGCAGCCGCCCGACTCAAGCGCCTCATCGATAGAGCCAGCGGTTGCGGGCAGGACAAGAACGTCGCTGTCATGCAGCACTTCGGGCTGCGGGAACGAATCTTCGATGGTTTCTTCCATCGTGACCTCAAGCTCGCCCATCTCGGGCGTCTCGATGCCCGCAACCTTGATCGGTCGCGATTCGCGCGTCACGACGGTGCGCGTTCTGCGGTTCCAATGGAAATAGGCGTTGTATTGCCCTTCGATCTGGCCGTTGGTCAACAACTCGGTCGCGGCCTGCGTGCGCAACTTGCTTTCGGCGATGTAGTGTTCAATCAGCGCAAGAAGTGCGTAAGGCGTGTCATCCTCGCCCGAGACGCATTCGACATGACGGCCCGAGTTGGGAAAACTCTGGTTGACGTAGCGCACGACAAGCGCGTTGACCGCGTTGCGTACAATCGGCACGAAGATTTTCGACATGCCGGAATAATTCTGATAGCGCCCTAGCTCGCAGTTGTAGAGTTCCCAAAGGTCAAGCAGCTTGTCGGTGCGCTCGCGCTGCTCATCCCATCCCTTGCTGACGTAATCGTAAATCTTCTCGGCTTGCTTGGCGATGTCATCATCGTCCATCAACTCATCGTCGCGGGCGCGTGTCTTGCTATCGGTTGCCATTGATCTCAATCCACATAAACGTGGCAGGGCGCCCAGCGTGTAGCCGTGTAGTTTGGATGCACGCTGATTATGGGATGCGTGATCGTGCCTGGGGGAAGCATGAGCGGATCGTCAAACTGATAAATTTGGAGTTGGCGCTTCGCCAGCGGCAATACCTCGTCGGCAATAAATTTCTCAATGTCGGTTTGGGCGATAGCATCTCCCCACATCACACGTTCGTACAACCCAGGGACACGCCAAAACGAGAGAGGCATGAGGCTTGAAGCGCGCACGATAGCGGGCGCGCACAGCAGCGCGCCAATGCCCGCAATGAATCCGCGTCGCGTTGTCATCGCACTCGCTCCACCGGCCTTGCGCTGAAGTACGCGCGGCCATCGCGCGCTGTTGCGTTCGTGCGCGCATCGTCATCAAGCCCGCCGATTGCCATCAGCGACGCTAACGCCTCAACCCCCTCCATCGCCAGCTTGTAGGGGCCTTCGTCGGTATCGGTCTGGTAGCCCGCGAGAAAGGCGCTGAGCGTCCAGCGCGCCGTGTCCCATACCATCAGCCTCGGCAATCCCCTTGCTTGTTCGCGCAGCATTCGGCGCAACTCGTCGCGCCCGATGGCTTCGTCCGCGCCAGCGCTGGCCTGAATGCCCATGCGCCGCAGCGCCGCTGCCAGCCGATCTTTGCCGCGCTCGAAGCAACGCGCGGGCATGATGATGTTGCAGTGACGCAACGCCGTCAGGTTCGCGCTCTGCAAGATGCGCGGCGCAATCTCGCTGGGGTCGCCTTCCTCCATCCAGTCGGCGAAGATGCGCAAGCCGCGCCCGCCCGCTTGACACAGCGCGCCTGCCACTAAGCGATCGCTTGCGCTGATAACAAGCGTTGCCGGGCCTGACTCCATCGCCATGTCGGGCAGGATGTTGGACGTATCGAAGTCGCCGTACATCGGTTGCGCTTGGCGCATCGCGGGGTGCAGCGCGAAGGCGAGCGCTCGTGGCGCTTCGATCTGTCCGTTCGGAAAGGCGAGGAATTGCGACCACGCCTGGGCCACGTCTTCCGCGAAGATAACTTGCTTGTTCGCGAGGAAGGGTTGCAACGCGCGAATGAAATCAAGATCGTTTGCGAGCGGGCGCAGCGGCACGATGTTCGGCAGCGATAGCGATGCGTGCAGCCAATCGTGCCACGGCTGATGCAGCACGCCGATATTCACCGGGCGATATAGCGCATCCATGCGCTGCGCTTCGACAACGATCTCGCTCGCCGCAAGGCGGCGCGACCAGAGTTCCCACACGATCAACTTGTCTTTGACCCATGACCATGCCGCGCCCGCGCAAGCGGCGATCTGCGTGCCGCTGTGCATCGGCTCGGGCACGATCATCACGTTGACCGGCTCGTAGACGCGAACGCGCGCATCGACCTTCTGCATCTCGTCGCGGAAGATGCGCGATTCCGGTCGCGCCGATGAACACATGAACTCGCGCTCGTAATCGTCGCCGCTGCCGCGTTCGTACATCTCGGCGCGCTTCGCAAGACAAACCTTCAGCGGATAGCGATCCTCCCAAATTGATTGCTCCTTGCCCTTCGCGTCCTTCACCAGCCACGGATAGACTTTCACGGTCCACCCGCTGTTTGGAAGTTTGAGTTTGTTCGCGAGGCAATCAGGCCCCATGTCGTTCGCGTACATGCGCACGCGCAAATTCGGCATGTCGCCCGATGCGATAACTTCAGACTCGAACCATGAGCGCGTCTTGTCGAGTTGCGTTGCCGATGCGACGCTGCGCCAATCTTCGATATCATCGGGAATGATTAGATCGGGTCGGATATCTTCTTCCTTGATCCCGCGAATGGCTTGCCCGCGACCTTTCGCTTGGATGACAAGTCCGTTGGCAAGCTCGATGTAATCATCGCCCCAAGGACGAGACACGAGGTTGCCGAAAATCTCGATGATCGATTCGTTGCGTTCGAATTGCCGTTTGATGGCGTGCAAGCGCATCGCGGCAATGTCGGCGGTTGAGGAAAGCAACAAGCAGTGACGAAACTCGCGAAAGACGGCCTTGATGCAAACGCCTTCTTCGCTGAGTGTCGTCTTTGCAGCACCGCGAAACGCGATGTCGCATACGAAGCGCATCGCTTCAGACAAGTCGTGAAAATCATCGATCATCTCGGCGTGAAAGAGCGGCGTCTTGTTTGATTTGCGTTGCTCGCCGCCGAACAACGTTGCGTGCGCGCGCTGGCGATCTTTGAAAAGCAAAAGCTGCACATCATCGAGTGCAGCCTGAAAATCGACCGCCGTTGTGACCGGCTCAGTCGAGATATTCGTCGTCGCCTTCGTCGGCTTCTTCGTC